TCAGGTCCTTTCGGGAAATGCAAAACGCGCCACGATCCGCCGCGCCCAGGGCGACGTCAGCGCGCTCTCGACCACGCCGTGGCCGCTATAGGCATGGATGAAGCTGGCGCCGGGTCCGGTTTCGGCCTGAAGCCCCAGATGCTTGGCGACCGCGCCGTCGCGCATGCGAAACAGCAGCACGTCGCCGGGCGTTTCTTCGGGTAGCGGCTTTGCCACCAGATGCCTGAGCGCCGCCGCCCAAAGTCGCTCCTCTCCCTGCGGTTCGGACCAGTCCCGCGTGTAGGCGGGCACCGTTTCGGGTTCCGGCCCCAACACCTCGCGCCAGACTCCGCGCAACAGGCCAAGACAATCGCAGCCCGCCCCGCGCACCGCGGATTGGTGGACGTAGGGCGTCCCGATCCAGCCCCGCGCCGCGTCAACAACAAGGCTCATCGCAAGCTTCCCCCATCCATAGAGGACGCTCCGCGTGCCGGGTAGGCCATGATCCAGTCATCCCCCGGAATGTCAGGAAAGCCGCGAAAATTCAGTTGGTTGGAAAACTTCAGTCGGCAGGTCTCCAGCCGCTTGTCGCACCCCGCCTCCAACCGCACCCGGTCGCCGGGCGCAAGCTCCGCTCGCAGGTCCTCCCATAACTCCACCCGGCGCACGCCAGTCGTGAACCGGTCGTTCTTGATCACGCCGACCAGCCCCTCGGCCGCGCCCGACAGCACCTTGAGCCGCCCACGCTCGAACCAGCGTGGCTCAAACGAAGTCAGCCCGTCGAAGTCCAGCAGCCGCCGTTCGCTGACACGGGTCACAGCGCCCTCATGCGCATAGCCCGGCGTCGCCAGGTCAAAGCGGCAATCGCCATCGCCCAGAACCGCGGAACAACCGCGCTGATAAACCCGGCCCTCGGCCCGGTTCATCGCCTCCGCCAGCCCGCGCAACTCGACCGAGAAGCCCCCCGCCTGCCGGTCCAGTTCTCCGAACGACCCGCGAAATTGCAGCACCCGATTGTCCGGATCGCTCCACTGCACCAGCCATGCCTCCACCTCGGCGCCGTCGAAACGGCCCGCCTCGATATCGGCCTCGGTGATCGCGTCATCCGACAGCGCGCCCAGCGCCTCGGTGTTGTCGACGGCCAGCCCGGTGCCCTGCGACAAAGCCGCCGCAGACAGGCCGCTTTCCGCCTTGAACAGCGTTCCGTCGAACCTCAGCGCGCCATCGTGGTCGGTAAAGCCGAAGCGCACGCCGTCCTTGCGCGTCACCCGCCAGCAGCGGGCCAGTTCGGTGATGCCCTCGCGCAGGTGCACGTTCAGTCCTGCCGCGCCGCTCATACCCGGATCTCCACCACCGGTACCGAGGGTGCATCGCCAGCCTGAAAGCCAGCGACAGAGGTCTGGATCCGGTCCACGTCGAAACGCACCGGCACGTCAAACGCGAACCCAGCTGTCACCGCGACGTCGGGGTCGGGCGCATCGGTGAAGGTGACAATCCCGGTGGTCGCATCGACCTCGAAATGCACGCCCGCGACCAGTTCATTGCCGTCCACCCCGGCCACAACAGACCCTGCCACCGGTTTGGTGATCGGGCGGGCATAGGTTTCATCGCCCGACCGGTAGACCTTGACGATCTGGAACGCCCGCGTTTCCCCGTTGCCCACGCCGATCACGCAATCGCAAAAGCCGGGTTCGCGCGACGGACGACAGCTTTTGTAATCCGACCAGTCTTTCCAACGGAATCCGTGCAATTGCCCGCGCCGCGCCTCGAAAAACGCGATCAGCGTCTCGATATCGTCAAGCGAGCGCATCCCCAGCCCTGCATCATAACGTCGGCGCGAATGCGCCCAAGGGGTGTTGCGTTCCTCGAACCCGTTGGCGAGCGTCACCACCTCGGTGCGCCGCTCCGGCCCGCCGACCGAGCCGAAGCTCAGATTGGCAGGAAAGCGAATCTCGTGAAATTTCATTGGGTTGCCTTCCTTACCTGTTACGCTTCCCACGCGACAGCGCGCGGCTCATCTCGGCCGCGATCTGCGAACGGGAGCGTTGGAAGCCCTGCACATCGGGCGTCGTGATGTTCATGTTGACCGTGACCGGCGCGCCGCCGCCCTGCACCTGCACGCCGAGGCGTCCATCGGCCCCGCGCGTCAGCGGCATGATCGCTTCGGGTCCGGCCTCGCCCATCACACCCAGCCCGCCGCGCATGGCAAAGGGCGTCGTGCCACTGACCACGCCACCGCGTGCGAACCCCGTCGGCCTGCCACCGGAAAAGGCACCGCCCTTCTCGAACGGCAAAATCGCGGAGACAAGCGAATTGACACCACCCGCCAACGCCTCGCCAACCGCAGTCTGCACCGGTCGGATCGCGGCGCCATAGGCCGCGTCCACCATGCTTTGTGCCACCTGCCTGAGAGCGTCCGACAGGCGCATGCCGTCGAACACCACCCCGTCGAAGGCCCGCCGGAGCCCCCCGCCGAAGCTACGGCTGAGACTCTGCACCTCGCGCCCGGTGTAAAGCATCTCGTCCTGCATCGTGCGCAACTCGCCATGGAACGTCGCCACCATCTGCGTGGTTGCGCCCAGTGTCGTTTCCAGTGCCGACAGTTCGGCGTCGAACGCGTCCAGATCCTCATCCATCGGTCTCGTCCTTTTCATCGGGGAAGCGGGCGGCCAGGGCGTCCAGCCCCGCCCGCCCCATGGGCGCTTTCGCCCCCGGCTCACCCAGCATCAGCAACAGCTCCGCCGGGGTCAGCGCCCAGAAGTCGGCCGGTTTCAGGCCAAGCCCCTGCATCCCGGCGCGCATCAGGCCGGGCCAGTCAAAGAGGCGCTCGGGCGCGCTCATCGCGGTGGCCGGAACGACAAAAACAGAAGCCGCGCCGCCACCCGCGCCGCCTGCATCGGGCCGCCCTCGATCTCGGCTTGTGCGAGGTCCACGGGCGTCCCGTCCCAGCCGCCGCCGCGCAGCCCCGCGCAGAGCAGTGCCAACACGTCGCGCACCGCGAAGCGCCCCGCCTCGAAGCGCTCGACCAGCGCCGGCAGGCTGTCCGCCTCCAGCCGGTCCTCCAGCTCCGCCAGCGCACCCAGCGTCAACTTGAGCACATGGGCCTCGCCATCGAGCACCAGTGCCACCTCGCCCGCATGCGGATTGACCATCGCTCAGAGCGCCGCAGTGAAGGTAAGCGCGCCGGCCGAGGCCAGCGAAACCTCGTAGGTCGCTTCGCCGTCGTGGGTACCGGCATACTCGATCGCGGTGATCTGGAACGGCCCCGCGACGGTGCCGAAATCGGGGATGATGACCTGAAAATCCGGCACCTCCCCGTCAAAGAAGATCTGCCGCGCGCGTTCATCCGTGTCCGCATCGCGGAAAATGCCGGACCCCGAAATCGCGGCGGTCTTCACCCCCGCGCCGCCCAGCAATTCACGCCAGCCGCCGGTCGATTCCAGACTGGTCACATCCACCGTGTCCGCGTTGAAGCTGAGCCGCGAGGCGCGCAGCCCCGCCATGGTCTGGAAGGTGCCGTTGCCATCCAGATCGACCTTCAGCAGAAGGTCCTTTCCGTTCTGTGCCACCATTTTAATCTCCGTTATTCAGTATGTTACACCGTTACTTTCAGGTATTGCCTCAACCCGTGTCCTCATCCAGCCGGGCGCGGAACCAGACCTCGACCAGCCTGTCCGCGGCCTTGCGCCGCGCTTTCGCCCGGTAGAAATGCAGCCGCGCGACGCGCCCGCGCGACAGGCTCAGCGGCGTCGAAAGCAGTGCATCCGACACCGCCGCCGCCGCCTCTTTGGCCGCGTGGAACCCCGCCGCGCTGCTGGTGACGATGACGCTGATCTCGTGTTCCGCGCCGCCGGCGCTGACATCGGACCGGTCGCGCACCTTCTCCGGACCCAGCGTCACGTGAAGCGGCGGCAGCGGGCCGGGCGGTAGCGCGTCGTAAACATGTCCGCCGACGATCGCCGCCAGCGCGCCGTCGCCGCTCAGCACATTGTAGATCGCCATCTGCAACGCCGCCGTCATGCCATAGCTCATGTCGCGCCCTCCTCGGTGGCAAAGCAGATCAGGAAGCGCCCGCCGGGGTCGCTCTCCGTCACCGCGTCGATGTGGAAAAGTCGCGCCCCGTCGCGGAACCGCTGCGAGGACGTGGGCCGCGACGGGGCGCCCTGCGGAGCCGCGCGCACAGTGATCTTGAAGCCCATCCGCGACAGCCCCGCTGCATCGCGTCCCGTGCGCGGCTTGACCTCACCCCAGAGCTGGCCAAGCGGCACCCACCCTTCGGTATGGCCGCCCGCGCCATCGGCCACCCGCACCGGCCCCTCCAGAAGCAGGCGCCGGCTCAGATCAGGACGCGCGCCCATCAGCCCAGCCCCCGCATCCGGACCGAGCGGTAGGGCTCGATGAGCACCGCGACCCCGCAGGCCATACCGGCCTCGCCGGTGCCCTGCGCGTCGTAATATTCCGCCGCCTGCAACAGCACCGCCTGGCGCAGATCGGCGGGAATCCGGTGCCAGTCGAGGCCGTATCCAGCGCTAAGCTCGATCTCGATGGACCCACCGGTGGACGGGTTCGGCAGGCTCGTGACCGCGACGATGGCCGGGCGGTGCGCATCGACCCGCAAACTGTAACCGGCCGGGTCGAGCAGCGTTTCCACCCCTGCCCGCGACACCAGCTTGACGCTGTCGATCGCGGCCACCGGCGCCACCGGCAGAACCTGTTCCAGTGGCGATTGCCAGTGGCTGAGATGCCAGTTGAACCCGCGCCGGAACAACGCCTTGCCGATCCGCGCCTCGATCGCCGCAAGCGCCGCGCGCAGGCTGCTTTCCAACTGCGCATCCTGGCTGCCATCATCGGCAAACCCGGACGCAAGGCGCAGGTGATCGGTCAGCTCGGTGATCGGCAGAAGGGCACTGGACACTGAGGACATTTCGACCATCATCATGTTGTTTTTTCTCCGCAAAGACTGCCTCGGGAAGGGTTGGCATGGACGGGCCCGCACCGCTCATGCGGGGGACCAAATGGCTGGAGGCCGCGAAAGCCCGCCCATGCCGCCCACGCCCCGAAAACCGGGGCGCGGGGTCTCTTGGCCACCGGATCAGGCGATGCCGAACTTCAGCAGCTTGATTGCGGCGAAATCGCTGACATCGCCACCGACGCGCTTGGTGGCATAGAACAGCACATGCGGCTTGGCGCTGAACGGGTCGCGCAGCACCCGCAGATCCGGCCGCTCCGCAATGGTGTAACCGGCGCCGAAATCGCCAAAGGCAATCGCCATCGCGTTCGAGGCGATATCGGGCATGTCCTCGGCGATCAGCACCGGATAGCCCATCAGCCGCGCCGGTTCGCCGGCGGCCAGCCCGTCGGACCACAGGAAGCGGCCATCGGCATCCTTCATCTTGCGCACCGCGCCGGCGGTCTTGGAATTCATCACGAAGGCGGCGTTGGCGCGATACCTCGCGCCCAGCGAATAGACCAGATCGACCACCGCGTCGGCCGGGTTTACCATGTCGAAATCGCCATCCGTGCCGGTGATGACGTAGCCCAGGTTGCCCCAGGACCAGCTCGCATCCGCCACCGTCGTATGGCTCAGGAACCCGGTCGGCTTGTCCACTCCGTCCCCGACGACGAAGGCCATCGCCTCGGCGCGGGCGAACTTGTCGGCGATGCGGCCGGCCAGCCAACCCTCGATATCGAAGGCGGTGTCGTCAAGCAGGCGCTGCGACGCCTTGGGCAGCGCCGAAAGCTCGTGCAGCGGGATCGAGATGCGTTCGATCTGCGGCGTGTCGGTTTCTGTCGCGGTTGCGGTTTCGGTGGCCCAGCCGGCGCCCACGTCGGTGGTGTCGACCAACACGTCGAACGAGGTCGCCTCGACATTCACCACGTTGGCGATCGCCCGCAGGCTCGACGCGCCGCGCAGTACGCCCTGGATCATCTCGGCAGTCTGCGGATCGACGAGGTAGCCACCCTCGGCATTCACCGCGGTGTTGAGCGCCTTGCCCTCCAGTTCCAGCCCGCGCAGGCCGTCATCGTCACCGGTGCGCAGGTAGGCGCCAAGCGCCTTCGTGTGCGGCGCGGCCTCGTTGGCGGCGGCGGAAAGCGCGGGGCGCAGATGGCTCATGGTCTTGGTGTTCAGCATGGAGATACGCTCTTCCTGTTTTTGAAGTTTCCTGGAAATGTCGTCCTGAAACTGACTGAATTCATTCAGAAATCCAGTCAGTGCAGATGTCACCTCGCGGGTCGGGTCGTCGGGCATGGCCCCGCCGCCCGAGCCCTTGGTCTCGGTCTCGGTCATCACGTCATCCTGATTGTTGGAGGGAATGCGCGGGCCTTAGCGCGCCGCCAGTTTGCGGCGGGCGTCCTGGAACACCGTCGCCAGTTCATGCAGGACGTCGCCCTTGGCCTCATTGGCCTGTCGGGTGCCGACCCGCGCCTGCGGAAGCATCGGAAAGGTCACCAGCGACACCTCCCAAAGATCCACCTCGGAAAGGAGACGCTGCCCCTTGTCACTCTTGCTCGCTCGGATCGTGCGATAGCCGATCGACAAGCCGTCGATCGCGCCCGCGCCGATCAGCGCCGCCGCCTCGCGGCCCTTTTCCACCGCATCGAGGATCCGGCCCTTGACCCAGAGACCTCTGCCATCCTCGTGCAATTCGTCCCAGACCCCGATGGGTTGCGCCGGATCGTGCTGCCACAACATCTTGACCCGGCGGCCCTGCGTCGCAAGCCCTTTGAGGCTGCGCGCATAGGCACCTTTCTGCACCACATCACCGCCTTGGTCGCAGGCGTCGAACAGGCTTGCGTAGCCCTCGATCACATGGCCGTCGCTTACCGTCAGCGCCTCGTCGAAGCGGCAGAATTTCACTTCCAATCCGCTTGGGGAAAACTCAAGCATTCCAATCTCCTATCCAGCAGAGCTCATCTGAATGATGTCATTGATCGCCTGCGCCAGAACCACGCTGACAACGCCGAAAACGGCTAGCCACAGCCGCCGCTCCAGCCGCTCCAGCGCCGTCTCGATCGCATTGAGGCGAAACTCCAGCGCCTGCCAGCGTTCATCGGCGACGCGTTCATTGGCCTCGATCCGGGCATTGGCGGCGTCGAACGGGGCGTAGAGGAAGCGCGAACCGCCCGCTTCGCCCCGCCCGCTCATGCATCCTCCGGCAACGGCGGCAGCCCCAGCATGGCACGCTTTTCGGCAGGCGTCAGAAACGCGGCCTCCGCCACGCGGGCCCACTGCGCATCGCGCTCCACTCCCAGCGCCGGCACCTGGTCCAGATCGGGCCGCAGCTCCGCCATCTCGCCCGCATGACCCGCCAGCCAATGCGCCAGCGATGCCAGAACCTTGGCCGCCAGCGGCAGCACGGTCAGGCGGTAAAACGCCCGGTTTGCCTCGGCGTAATTGGCATAGGTGGCGTCGCCGGGAATGCCCAGCATCATCGGCGGCACCCCGAAGGCCAGCGCGATATCGCGCGCAGCGGCGTCCTTGGTCTTGTGAAACTCCATGTCCGAGGGGCTGAACCCCATCGGTTTCCAGTCGAGCCCGCCTTCCAGCAGCATCGGCCGCCCGGCATTGCGTGCGCCCTGATGGTGGCTTTCCATCTCCGCCTGCAACCGCTCGAACTGGTCGGGCGTCATCGTGCCCGCGCCATCCGCGCCGCGATAGATGATCGCGCCAGAGGGCCGCGCGGCATTGTCCAGAAGCGCCTTGGACCAGCGCGAGGCGCTGTTGTGCACGTCAAGCGCAGTCGCCGCCGCCTGCATCGGCGACAGCCCGTAATGGTCGTCTTGCGGGTGGAACAGCTTCACATGGCAGATCGGGCTTGCCCC